TTCTTCTTAGCCATCATTGCCATAAAACCGGGATTCATTTTGGAAGCCATATCACCACCTTGTTTAAAAGTTTTGCCTTTGTCGGCGTTGCTGAAATCTTTGCCCACGGACTGCGGGACTCCTGCTTTCTTGGCGAACGACGGGTTATGCGCCACCGCTTCCATGAACTTGTGCTGCTTCTTACTCGTGCTTGGCATCACTTCCTCGCTTGAATAAGCTGGTCAATTTTTGCTTCAAGCTTGTTAAAGCGTTGGTCAATGTGGTCAGTAATGCGCTGAATTTCTGTTTGAGTAACGTAATCACGGGCAATCTCCTCGCGTGTCTTGTTGAGCAAAATGCTTATCCGGTTTAGCTCTGCAAATTTTTCCTTGAGCAGAAACCCAATTATCGTTGTAGCCATTGTCAGGCCCGCAGACCATACTGTGTTCAAGCTGTCCATTTAGCACATCCGTCCTTTTGTCTTGCCACGTTGAGCTATGCCATCACCACGACTTGAGGCACTAGAGACTACACCACCTTTAGCGTAGGCTTTAACCTTGCCGCCCTTGGCTCTGCCAAGTTGCTTACCTAGTTTGTCGTATTGAAAATTAAATTCATTTTGGGCTGAATTTGCATCGGTATAGTTTTTGAAACTGTCGTTAACCACAGTCCCATCTGTTTCTCGTTGATTGCTTAATTGATATTTTTGAGTTTCGTTATTAAGACCTAAACCCAAGCTTGCAAAATCATTTTTTGCTTGATTATTTTTTTGTATTGTTTTATCAAATTTTGCTGCGCTTACGTAGTCTCCCACTCTACTGCCGAGAGTCGGGCCATCGCTGGGAAAATCTACGTTTCTAGTGCCATCTGGCCTCATAAGATACGCGCCGCCAATCCCGCTTCTAGCAGCATCAACTCCTGTGCCGCTTAACCCGCTTCCAGTTCCAGCAAAGCTGTCTCCTGCACGCGCTGCACTGCCTTCTCGTGACCCGCCTCCAGCGGATGCATCACCGGTGTTTCTGCCTACATTGGCATCACCTCTTCCTGCTGCCGCATCTCTAGCACCACTACCAGCTAGGCCACTGCCTGTACCGGCGAAATTCATACCGGCGCGGGCATTTCCGCCTTCATCAAATCTCTTTACTTTGCGCTTGGTTGCCATGTTGTGCTCCTAGCATTTCCATCTTGCCAAGGAAGCCGCTTTGCGGGTAGGCTTGCCTTTTTCGTCTTTCATTGGCCCCGGCATACCACTCATCCGGGCGCAGAACGAGTCCTTGCGTGGGCCACCTTGGGGCTGTGGGGCCTTGAGGTTGCTGCCTGTTGCAGCGTTGTACTTGGCACGGCCTTTGGCGGTCAAGCCAGCCCCCTTGGAGACGGGCAGCTTCTCGCCACGACCGACCGAGAGAACCGGGCCTTTCTTCTTAGCCATAGAACACCACTGCGGTTGTAGTCGCAGAAACTACAGCAGAGATATTGGTGCTGCACTTGATGCCTTCACCGGGAAACACCATAAAGATAGACCCCGCTGCCGCTGGTGCAGTAAACGAGAACATAGCTGTACCGGCTGTTCCGTCATTCAACACAACCGTTGCGCCTGTTGAGTAGCTGATGGATATAGCCTTGATACGGGCTGGGCCAGCAAAAATAGTAGTGGTTGCGTTAGCTGCCGCCGCGCCACTCTTAACGTCTGTCTGCATCATAATCAATCTCCTGTAAAACAGGGGCCGAAGCCCCCGAGACTAATTACTGCTGGGTGGCAGAAGGGTTGGCAGCACCGTCAGAGTCACGAACGATGTACTCAACAGTGACAGTAATCGTACCGGCAGTAGCGTCAGCAGTAGCCGCAGTAAACGTACCGTAGACCAGCACATCAGTTGTGCCGATGCTGTCGTAAACACCTGAAGTAGCCGCTGCGATAGTAGCTGGAGAAGTCTGAACCGCTGAAGTGCCAGTGTTGACCGAAGCCATGTACAAGTTGGCAGTGCCGCTGCTACCGATGGTAACGCCGCAGTTAGTTGCGCCAGTCAGGGCAACATTGACTTCAAGGCCAAAACGAACAATCTTAGCGCCAGCAGGGAGCGCGAACATCAGTTGCGCCGCAGGGCTTGCCAGAATGACCGCAGTGGGGGCTGTGTAGGTCTGGGCAACGATAGTAGCGCCCATATTGCGAACAGTGCCAGCGGTAGTGCCGGTGGTGTTTTTGACCGTGCCAAGCAGCCAAGGGCCGAGGTGAGTAGCGAATCCCATGATGAGTCCTTACATACAAGTGAAGCGCATCAATCGGTATGTCGTCTGCCGGGACAGTTTGATACGCCGGTAACCCCGGAGTGAGTGCAATATAGCATGGATTTAAACAGGATGCAATGAAAAAGGCCCCCGAAGGGGCCTCTCTCAATGGGTTTTAACCCTTAGGCTCCGGGGGAACCAAACATACCCAGAGGGTCAGACCAGCCGAACGAATAACGCTCACGGGCCTTGTAACGGACGTTGCCGGTATCAAAGTCGCCGTCCATGCTATTGGTCAGAGGCATACGCTCAAAGTGCTTCATACCGTTAGGTACATCAGTGGTCAGATACCAGCCGTTAGCGTCTGTCAAGAAGTGATTGACACAGTAGCCTTCGGGGATAGAACCATTGTTCTTCAGCGCGTTGATATCGTTGTCGGTAGTGCCAACACGGAGGCTGGTTTCCAACAGACGGGTAGCAACGAACATCAGATTCACTGGGATAACCAGCTTGCGGGGCTTGGCTGCAATCAACAGACCTTTTTCATCAGTCCAGCCAGCGATTTGAATAACGGCGGCTTCCAAGGAAGTCTCGTTTAAATCAGCAGCGGTGGCAGGACGATTGCTGTTGGTTCCGCCATTCACCAGAGGGTGAGCAGTGCTGAACAACGAAACGCCGTCGCCGCCAACATAAGCTGCGGAGAAACCGTTGTTGAGGACAGATGCTGCTTTAACCTGCTTGGTGTAAGCCATACCACGAGCCAAGGCCTTGGTGTAGCGGGCAGACAGACTGTCGTACAGATTGTCTTCCACTGCCTCTTCGGTGATGGAGAAGCCCAGAGCGATGGTTTCGTGGTTGTACCGAGAGGTGAAAGCTTCCTGCGCATTGTCATAGGCAATGGCAGAGCCCTCATTCTTGACCGGTGCAGCACTAAAGCCAGCCAGCTTGGTTTCTTCTTCAAAGCTACGCTCCGACTTCTCGGTCTCGTAGATTTCCTTGTGCTCTTCGCCGTAGCGGGCATATTCCAGACCAAACAGAGCGTTAAGTCCGGGGAGCAACTCTTTAAGTAGCTGTGCGCGTGAGATAGCCATTTTATGTTACTCCTTAAGCAATGCTGGTAGCAGCGTAATACTGATGCTGACCAAAGTTAATCTTGACCAGAATCTCTGGGTACTGCATAAGCACAAGCGTGGAGCTAGCGCCAAAAGCTGTAGCAGGAGCTTGGTTCAAGATAAACGAGGTAGCACCGGCAGAAGCGGCGGTATCAACGAAAGAACCCGAACTAATATAGTTTCCGTTCGAATCCAACGAGCCAACATCAGTGCCGACTGGCAACGCGAACGGCAGAGCCGAACAGGTCACAGTAGCAGTAGAAATGCTGGTATAGGTTGCAGTTCCAAGAGACACAGAAGTGTCAGTCACCAAGCCGAGCACGCGAACGGGCAGAGTAGAGGTGGTGGCAGGAGTATCACTTGGAGCCAAGATAGCGTTCTTGGAGTTGCCGGTTGCGGTGCTACCTGTATTGTTAATCATAGCCAGATTTTGACCAATCATGGCGCGAGCGCCAGAAGCAATAGCGGTAGTAGCAGAGCAAACAACACCCTTGAACACTTGGTCAGGGTCGTCAGCAACAATAGCCACTGCATCACCAGCCGCAGTTGATGCGGGCCAGTATTGCGAGAAGGTCAACTGTTTAGTGACGGGGTTGGTATAACGGCATCCCAAGAAGATACCGCTTTGGTTACCTGCCGTGCCAGTAGACACAGACAAGCGCACGATTTCACCACGAGACAAGCCTACGTAATCACCGTAGAAAATGTTTGTGCTGTAACCGTTAGTGATCGGGTAATCACGAGTAGAACCCGCAAATACCTGACCTCCAATCAAGTTGATTGGCTTTAGCCCGTAGGGGGCATCAATAACCGGATAAGCCATAAAGGACTCCTAAAATAAAGTTTAAATCCGTCCACGCGTTGAACTGGAACGTTTGTCCATAGTCAACGGCATTCGCGGGTCACTCTGACGCATAAAACTGTTGTCTACCGCTTCCATCTGTGCTTGCGATTGCCCGGTGTAGTACTCAAACATGCCTTCAGAGATTTCAGTGGGTATCTTGCAGAGCATGAGACCACCAATTTCAATATTGCCTGTCTTTTCGTTTCCTTGGAGCATTAGCTCCGGGTAATCAACTGCCTTACACGGAACATATCCGTCTCTGAGTTTGCGAGACATATTCGTAGGTTCAATTTGACCTAGAAGATGAGTCATAACCCAGCGGTGTGTAAAACCGGGGATAGGGTTCGGGTCTGGCAATGCGCTAGAGGGCCGATAAACAAAACGAGCACCTTTTTCACGGGTGGATAGGTCACGAGAATCACGAGTTGCCATTTGAGGCCTCCAATTTAGCTACTTGAGCAGCGTATTGCTGCGGGGTTAGTCCAAACTTCTTAGCCAACGCCATAGCGGTGCTAGTCATCTGAACCTTTTTTGCGCCCGATGAACGAGCAGCGGGTGCAACAACCGAAGTAGGTCGTCTGGAAGACTCTTTAGACTTCTCATTCCCAAATACCTCTGGGAACTTGTCTCGTACGCGAGTATCTATTTGTTCAAAGTACTCGTCACTGCGCGGGTCTACACCCGAATTCACTAGCTTTTGGTGCAGCCCTAGTGAGTAGCTGGTAACTTCTTCAAATCCCTCAGAACCAAACCACTGGTTTTTTGCTTGCCAGCGCAAGGTTTTGGCATCTGCCTTGGTTTCAGTTGGCTGTTGGACTTGTCGCGGGGCCTCTTCACGCTCTTCCTGACGGATTTGCTGTCGAGAGCCCTTGATAGCGGCGATTTTCATCTTCGCTTCAAGCAACGCTTCTTGCGCAGCCAGTATAGCATCAGAATCAAACGCCTCTTGGGCAACTTTATACTGTTTCCGGGCGTTTTCTAGCTCGTTTTCTGCCAATTGGACGGATTGCTGTTGAAATTGCTGGCTTCCATCGTTGACATGCTTACGTAATTGTTGGTTCTCGGCAACTATTTGCCTTGCCATGTTTTCAAGCTCCAGCTTCTCACGCATGAGAGCTTCTTTTGCACGGCGTTCGTCGTGTCGGGCATGGGTTAATTCCTTAATCCGCACCTTCACTTTGTCACCATACGAGGCAATTTCCTCATCGGTGGGGTCTTCAACCTCTTTGTCCAAGGCTTTACGGCCTCGGTCTGCCGGAGGAGTATCGTCTACGACTTCAATTTCAATCTCATCCGCAGTGGACTCAATCTCAATTGTCTTTTCGTCTTCCAGTTCATCCGGAAACTTAAATTTTTCCATGATTTCTCCTTATACGTGGGTGATTCCACGGGGGTCTTGCACAACACCTTCAACTTGGTCATCGTTGATATATCGCATCTCCTGACCGTACATCTTGAATCGCGTACCTGCGTAGGTGCGAACCATGATGAAGTCACCCTGCTTGCACCAAGGCCCGCTGGGAAACTTTTCTTTGTCGGAATATGCGTCTGGGCCAACTTTGACCACGAACAAAACTGCTGTAGTCACTTCTTCGCGCTTCATCATGTCTTGCGACTTGACAAGGTTTGTGCCTTCAATCTTTTCATCGATTGCGGGCAGCACACATAACAGCTTGTATCCAGATGGCTCTGGAAGCTGCTTGGCTTTTTCTGCGTCTGTCATTGTTGCGTCAGGTTCTTCTGACGTTTGGATTGGCGCGGGCATTACTACCCCCGGAGGCAAAATGATTTTACTCATCTGATTCTTCAACTTTCTTTAGCAAGGCCAATAGGTGGGACTCTGCGATGGCTAGGCCTTGAATCACCCCGCACAGTTTTTTATACTCATCAAAAGACTGACAGGCCCCACCAGCCAAGTCGTCTGCATAATTGTTCATGTCAATGCGTATTTGTTCGCGCAATACGCGTGCGAAGTTTTGAATCATGTGTTACCTTGGTTTAGTTGGTCTTTGGCTATCTGGGCTCCTAGCTTCACACCAGAACTCTCTTGGTCAAACTTCTGCTTGGCTTGAGACTCCCGGATAGAAGCTCCAGTTTTGACACCTTCCAACTGCATACGAGCAGCAGATTCTTCTTTGCGCAGGTTGTTAGCGTCCGCTTTTGCGGAAGCCTCCAGAACCATTTTTTGTTTCTCCAGTTCAAGCTTTGCCTGCTCGATTGCAAAGTCCTGCTGAACCTTCTGAGCTTCCAATTGCAGACCACCCTGCTTTAGGGCAAGCTCTTGCTGCTGCATCATTACCAATGGGTCTTGAGCCTGCTGTTGAGCCTGCTGTTGCTGGGCTTGCTGTTGGTTTAGCTGTAAAGCCTGTTGAGCGGCCTTAGCCATCATTTCAGAGAGAGCCTGTTCAATCTGCGGTGGCAGGTCTTCGTCCTCTGGAGGTAGAGTCAATCCCAGTTGGGCTTCAATCTGTTTCCTGTATTGGAATCCTGCATGTTCTGCAAGGTGAGCCATCAGGGCTGCTTGGATTGCAGGGGCACGGGGATTCTGTCCAATGACCGCCATAATCATCGGGTCTTGCAGCATAGCCATATGCACTGCAATATGTGATTGGTGGTCTTGATTTAGGAATGCCTTGACGGGCTCTCCTTTTAGGACGGACATATTCTCCGTAACGGGGTCGCGGGGTTTTTGGTCGTCCGGCAGCTTGACCAGTTTCTCTGCATTCTTAATTCCCAAGACCTCCAACATCCGGCGGTGGAGTTGTGGCATGTCATAGATGTCAGGAGCCATCTGCGCCATCTGAATCACAGCTTGATACTGAACCACCCGCTGGCTCATCGTGGCTGCGTTGGGGTCGCTTACGGGAATGATTTCCACGTACTCGTAGTCAGCCTTCTTGGCACTGCGATTAGACGTGTCGGGGTCATAGTCGTAGTTGGGGTCTGTGTAGTCTGCAATAATTTCAGCAAGGAGACCCAGTTCCTGTTTAAACGTGTAATGCAGGCGGGCTTGTACTGCCGTCATCACCTTCAGTTGACGTTCCAGCAGAGCTAGAGTTGTACCTACCGGCGATTGACCGGACATGTCGCTGACCTTGAGGTCTGCTGTAGCTGCGAAGCGGCGACCTTCATCAACGATGGTTCCCAACAGGGCTGCGAGGACTTGGCTAGGCTCTTTGTATGGCAGAGGCAGGATGTTGTCCCGCAGAGCGCCCGAACCAATGTCTACATCGCGGAACTCTCCCGGCTGGATGGGGGTGTCGTCTCCCTTAATCCGCAGTCCACGGGATTTCAGTCCGCCCGGAAGGTTGGACAGAGTTCCTGCATCGATAAGCTGACGCATGATGCTGGTGGCGCTCTTGGCAAATCCACCGATGAGGTGGAACAGACCAAATCCGTAAGCTCCAAATCCGGGGATGTACTGGTAATGGACGAAGTGCTGGCGCTTTAAACGCAGTTCGTCGTCCGGTTCCCAGTTGCGGCGGATAGCCAGAACATCGTTCGTTCCTTTAATGAAGGTGATGACATAGGGAAGTCCAATCTCTGTCTCTTCCCCGTCGGAGTTGGTGTCCTCATATCCGGGTATGTCTAGGTCTGCGTGAACCTCGTAGAGGGTGTAGCGGTCATCGTTTAAATCACTAAAGCCGGTCTCTTTGTCTTTGGCTTGTTGGATGTCGCTCTTGTTCTTGTCCGGCTCACCCAAGTCCACATCCCGATAGAAACCGCTTTCCTGCAATTTAAGAATCTCGTTCTTGGTCTTACGCATGACATGCGTTAACCGGTAGCAGGTGTCTAGGTCGGTCGTTCCATAGGGGAGGATGATGTCCTCTGCGGGGACAAACATGGAGACCTGCCGTCCTAGATTGGGGTCGTAGTAGACCTTCTTGAACGCAGAACCTGTTGCAGGAAGACTCCATAGCATCCGCTCATGCTCAGGGCGGAACTCACGCATCACCTCGGTGAGTTCATAGTTCATGTCTTCCTCAACACGAATTGCTGCCTCTTTCTTCTCGGGAGTCTCTTTACCAATAATCTTTGTACGTACAGGCCCTTGGGCCGGGAACATCTCTGTGATGGTCTCTGACTGGAACCTTACAACTGCCTCTGTAATCATGGGGTGGAACACCCCGGAGGCTCCTTGCCACGGTTCTGTTCGCTCTTCAAACTGGAGACCCAGTAGCTTTAAACCATCGGTGTAGGCCTTCTCCCAGTCCTTACGGCTGCCTCGGTCGTTGTCGATGTCCTCTGATAGGTCACTGGCAATGGACTGGAGGTCGCCGTCGTCAATAAGTTCTGCAAGGTTTTGACCAAACTCGTCTTCATCCTTACCGGGGACGATGGAGATGTCCAAATCCCCCATGTGAATATTCACTGCCTCGGGGTCAACAATCTCAATCTCAATGGGCTCCTCATCTTCGGCTAACTGCTCTATTCCCATCGGGGCTTGGTACAAGCCTTTATCTACATTGGTTGCCATATACGTCCTTAGTAATATTCATACTTGCGACGGAAGATGGGCTCATCATCCTGTTCGTCGGAAGCAATCTGGATAAACCCGCCTTGGCGAAACCTCATCAAAGCTTGGCTGCTTGAGTCCACCAAGTCATCGTTATCGCCGTTTGGAAATGCTGCCATTTCCTCCATGACCTCATCTGCATCACGAGAGCCGGTACACCAGACAATCCCAGAGGCAAATAGGTCTGCAATAGAGTTTACACGGCTAATCTTGTCGTTCCCCTTGCTTGGGGTGTACTCCGACAGGGGCACACCAATCTTGCGGAGTTCATAAATCAGAGGAGCCCCGGCGGCTCTCTTCTCAATAATCAGGGTGTCTGGTTCCCATTGTTTGTAAAGCTCAAGAGCAAGTTTCTTTAACTCCGGGAATTCCATCCTGCGTTTAAACGCATCAAGCAGGATGATGTTGGTCTGGTCTTTTCCCTTGTCATCTGCATAGTCAAATACTCCCCAAGTCGTACAAGCGGAGTAGTCAGCACGGTTGTTCTTCTCAAAGGCTGTGTCCCAAGACTGGATGATGTAGTCACACATTGGGAGCTTTTCATGTTCCCAAATCCTCCACTGGTCGCGCTTGATGATTGCACCCTCATTACCTGTCGGGTTCTGTTGGTACTGCGCTTCCCACTTGGCTACGGGAATCTCAGCCTTGATAGCCTCCAGTTCCTTCTTAGACCAGAAGGCAGGCCACAGGGGAGTACCTGAGGGAAGAATTGCGGGGAACTCAATGACCTCCCAGTCATCAACCCCATCACCGCCGGACTTCTTCAGAATCTGCCCGGTAAGGTCTCTTTTGGCCCAGCGGGTCATAACAATAATAATTGCCCCGTTAGGCTGTAAACGCTGACGAGGCCCGGAGGTGTACCACTCATAGACTTGGTCAAACACCGCAGGATTGTTCTGCTTTGCTTCCTGCTCTGAATGGGGGTCATCAATGATGAGAAGGTCAGCACCCTTACCGGTGACTGCACCTCCTACACCGATAGCGAAGTAGTCACCACCTTTGTCGGTGTTCCACCTTCCGGCAGCTTTTGAGTCAGTAGACAGCTTGGTCTGGAATACCTTCTGGTACACATCTGACGAGACCAGATTCCGTACCTTACGTCCAAACCCCGTCGATAGTTCTGCGGTGTGAGCAGTCTGGATGACCTTCTTCTCAGGGAACTTACCCAAGAACCAAGACGGTAGAAGGAAGGATGCGAACTCACTCTTT